ACTCGTGGTAGTCGCCGTTGATGTTGATCTTCATCTGGTCGACCGCAGCTCCGCACAGTACCCGCTGCACCGCGGCCGTCGGGCACCAGTAGTCGAAGATGCTCGTGCTCGCCAGGGACGTCGCTGGCTGATAGGTCACCGTCGGCCCGATCGGCGCGCCGGCCGTCGGCGTCACGGTAAACGGTGAGCTGAGTTCGATCGTCGTCTGATCGACAATCGAGCACGCGAACCGGAGCTCGCCGCCGGACGTCACCGCCTGTCCCGGTGCCAGGCCGTGCGCCGCTACAAAGCTGAGCAGCTTTGTGTTGGCGTTCGCCGCTGCCGTCCCGCCCGCGAAGAAGAGCGGCGCCGCGCCCAGGCTGGCCTGAAACAACGGGCCATAAACGGGCGCGGTGTTTGGCGTGCTCCAGCCCGTCATGTAGGTCACCAGGTCGAACGTGGTGTTCTTTCTGAGCCCCGCCGGAGTTCCCCCATAGGTTCTCGTGCCCGTCTTGTCCTTCCGTTCGGGCCGGATCATCTGCTGCTTCGCCGTGAGCTTGACGGCCGGAATCCGGTTTCCGCTCTGGATCGCCGGCACCTGTCCGTAGTTCGACTCCAAGCCCACATAGAGCCGGTTGTTATTGGATGAAATATAGTTGCACGCCATCGTTTCCCCCTTCTCGCCTGGAGCCGCCCGCCGTCCAGCGCGAGCCTCAGCACCGAACCGCGCGCTTGAGCAAGCGGACGCCTCCGCGCCGCTGACTTAGTAACTCACATCGACATCGAAGCTGATCTTCGCCGACTGCAGGAAATTGCTGCCGCCCCTCTTCACTGGCCCGAACGTAACTTCATAGCCGCCGGTGTAGAACATTCCCCCGTCCCAATCGCCTCGCTGGGAGTCCAGTACCGCGCTGGCCGCCGCCGCATAAAGGTGAAGGTCCCGGGCCAGTCTTTCCAGCTGGTCGTGAGAGACCCGTATCTCGACCGCCATGCTCGCCGTGCCCGAAAACGTCCGGAATTTCTCTCTCAACCCGTTCGACAGCTTGTCGCAGTACACGTACACCGCCGGATATGTCACGCCCGCCGTCTTCTCGGCCATATCGAAGGCGATGTTTTCGGATACAATCTGCGCCGCCTCGATCGGTGCCAGTTCCACGTTCTCCTGCTGTGCCAGGCTCGGCACCGTGAACGGCAACCCCGTGTCCCCCGCCAGCATCTCCACTACCTTGCGTGTCGCCGCCGCTCCGATCGCTGGCATCGCTACCCCCTGTTCAGCATTCCCGTCAGGCGCAGGAACATCTCCGGCCGCTGCCCGCAGGACGTGGGTTTCCCTTTCCCCAGCCCGGCCGCCGGCTCGGTCCAGGTCTGCCCCAGCGTCAGCGGCGTGTCGTTTTGGCGAGTCATTCCCGTCGGAGAATAGCTCGCGTAGACGTTCCAGCCTGTCGCAGTCTCCGGAGGATCTACCGCGAGTACCGTCAGCGCGCTCGGCCCCGTCGTTGTCAGCGCCGCGACCGCGCTCGGCGCTCCTTCAATTCCGCCTTGCGCGACCCAGGTCACGCTCACGAAGTACGTCGTGGCGGCAGCTTTTCCAGCCGTCGAGCCCAGTCCCGGCTTCCCCGCCCGGGGCATCGGCGAGTTCGTCATTCCCACCCCGCCGTTGGTTAGCGACTGGCGCGCCCAATCCGCCATCCGGTCGTATTCCTGCCATTTGCCTAGGAAGCGATCGTTCAGTTGGCGGTTGTACGCGTCCCGGTAAACCAGGCTCAGCGACCGGAAGATGTGCCACTTGTGCAATGCCTCGGTCACCACCACGTGTCCCAGCCCTCGCCGCCCTGCGGTCCACAGGATGTCTTCCGATTCCTGCCGGCGTCGGAGCAGCGCGTCCAGTTCGACGCCCAGCTCCTCTTGCGCCAGCTTCAGCTTCGCCGTGAGGTCGATCCTCTCCGTCTTGGCCACGTCCAGGACCGCAGACTCGTATTCCACGAGCTCCTCAATCGTCGATATCGATCCATCGGTGAATAGCGCCATCGTCCCTCGACCTCACGCCCCGTTTGGGCCCTTTATCCCTTTTTGCCGCTCTTCAGCGCCCGAAACTCGGCATCTGAAAGGACGGTGAACTGAACCTTGCTCGCGGCCGCAAGCTGGTCCGCCGCCGCTTTCGCCTGCGCGCCCTGGCTTCGAAACTCCGATGCTTCCTCGGCCGTCGCCAGCCGCGCCTTTCCTTCCACCACCATCAGGGCGGCGAGCGTCCGTGCCACTTCGCTGGCGATACCCTCCCGTCCTCCGTCCGGCGTCGGGAAACTGATCACCACCGCGTACGCTTCGGCGATCGTCTCGGCAACCTGCCGGACTTTCTGGTAAAACGCTTTCACGTCCATACACCCTCCCGGCCTCTCTCTCGACTATCCTGTAACCCTTGCGCTCGGCCGCCAGCCGCCAGCCACGCGCCGTCAGTAGTTGGCTGACGGCTGACGGCTGATGGCTGACGGCTGACAGCTCCGATGCGCCTACGAGTTGACCTGAACGCCGAACCCGTTCCGCAGCACGCCCACGCCGTACAGCACGTCGACTGTGAACTGCTGTGCCAGCGTGTTCGGCTGGTAGCTCAGAATCACCCGCATCCCGAAGTTGCCCAGTTCGGCGTACTCCGCGATCGCGCCCGTCCCGGGCAGCGGTTGCGGCAAGCGCCGGATCACCAGCCCCAGCGCGCTCTTGGCGAACGCCAGGTTGTGCGTCGTCACCGGCGAGCTGCCCGTCTTGGCGATGAACTGCGACCGGAAAATGAAGAAGTCCTTCATCTTCCCGACCGTCCCGTCGATCAGCGCATGCAGCCCGGCTTCGCCCGCCGTCTGGTACTCGCTGAAGCGGTCGATCTGGCGCAACGCCGAGTATGAGGTCGGATCCATCACCAGGAACCGGGGCTCGGCCGCCGGCAACTTGGCCTGGAACAGTTCCGTCTCGGCCGCGTCCACCACGGCTTCCGTGATCGGAGTCCCCGGCGTTCCCACCGGCAGATTCGACGTGAAGCTCGCGTACGTATTCAGCAGGTCCGTTTCGATCTTCTCGGCAAGCGCCACCATGGCCGGCTGCATGTACAGCTTCAGCAGGTCGGGAACCGCCAGGACTTTGGTCACGTCCGGCACCTGGAACGTCGCCTCGGCGTGTGTGTTCAGCACGATCTGCGCATTCCCCAGGCTCGGGTTCTGCGTCTGCACCGTGCCGCCCTCGGCTAGGTTGTTCGCCACCAGCGTGGGCGGGATCGGCACGTTCACCGTGTCGCCGCCCTGCGCGAGCGTCGGTTCGAAATCGCGATTGACCAGGTTCCCCATCACCAGGTTCCCCATCAAAGCGGGTAAGGCATCCACAGCCACCAGCTTCACAATCGCGTTCGCCACGTTACTTGAAGTAATTGCTGGCATTCTTTCTCCTCCAATTGGCCCTCGCCCCGTGCTCAAACGGCTCTGAGCGACTGCGAGGTGATTCGTACGATCTCTTGCCGGATCCGCTCCGCTTCCTCCGGACTCATCCCCGGCCGGATTCTGTCCAGATCGCTGACCACTGCTGCCGGCGGCGGTGGGGCTTTGTGCGCGGTCGTCACTCCCGACCCGCCTTGAATGCGAGCCGGAAGGAACTCCGGGTTCTCGCTCAGAAAGTGCGAAAGGTACTCCTTCACACTCACCTCCCCGTCGTCTCCCTTTGCCAGCAGCCGGCCGTCTTCCGCGCGGAAAATGTCGTCCTTCACCGCCTTGAACGCGATTTCCACCTTGGCCACGCCCAGCCGATGCAACTCCGAACGGATCGTTGCGCTCCGGTCCGCTTCCTCGGCCATCTTCCGGCTGCGCTGGTTCTCCGCCACCAGTTCGTTCAGCCGGCGCTCAAGCTGCTCCCGCTTCTTCTTCTCCTCCACCAGCTCGTTCTTGTAAGCGGGAGCCGTTCTCGCGTGCTCCCCCCTCAGGAACTCCTCGATGGTGTCTCTTACGATCGCGCGCACTCCCTCTTCGCCTTGCACCTTTTCTCCGTCCATAACCGCTCCTTACTCTGCCGACTCCTCAATCTCCTTCACGATCTGGTCCTTCAACTCCTGCCTCACGTCGCACAGATACTTCTGCGCCAGCTTCTTGAAGATCTCCTTGCGCAACGTCGGCGATCCCACTCCTAAGCCCAGAAGCCGTTGCGCATCGTCCAGCTCGGTCGAGAAATCGCCGATGTCGAACTCGTCCAGGCCCGATACATCCACCGTCAGCCCGTCCTGCCGCG